CTCACCGCAATGGGCGCTGGTTGAGGGCGACGCGGTGGTGATGGTGCCCGATAAGTTTCGCGGTCCGGTGGACGAGTTCTTCACGTGGCTGGCGACCAACAACGGCGCGACGCGTAAGATCGACGCCGATTTTGGCGTGTCATCCACGCTCTTTAACGCCTTCAATACGTGGAAGCAGCGTCACCCGACGCAAGTGCAACCGCCCCCCTAATGCCGCCGCATTTTGGTCTCATGGCCGGCGCGGTGATCCTCGTCGCTCTCCTGGCGTGCGCCGTCGTGGTGGTCGCGCTGAACTTGGCCACAGGGTGATGACGTGTGGGAATACCGCGTCGAGAAGACGCCCAATGCCTGGGCTGTTCATACCAAGGAATTTCTCGACCGGATCAATGCGCTGGGCGAGCAGGGCTGGGAACTGGTCGCGCTCGACCAATTCGGTAATCTCTTCTTCAAGCGGCCCCGGAAAATCCTACCCGCATGATCCACGTCCATCTCCATGACGCCGATTGGAAGGAGGATGAGCATCCTCGCGAGAAGGGCGGCCAGTTCACCAGCGGGGGCGGATCGAGCGGTGGAGGCAAGGCCGAGGGCTTGACTGGCGCTAGCACCAGTCAAAAGGGCGAGAAGGACTACATCGGCACGCAGGCGCACATGCAGGAACTGACCGACAGCGTGATGAAGCAGTACGGCCTGCATCCGGTCCGTGTGGAGATGAACGATCTGGGCGGCGATCACGCGATCGGTGTCAGTGGCGGGCGCACGCATATCAATCTGAACTCGAAGTTCTTCACGCCCGAGAACATGGCCAAATACGCCAAGGAATGGGACGGGCTGACTGTCGGGGCCGACAAGGACGATCCGCAGAAAACCGCAGCAGGCATCATCCTGCATGAACTTGGCCACGTCGCGATGCGGCAAATCCAGGGCGAAAGCCCCGAGGGGACCAGACGCAATAAGAAAGTAAAGGAATACGACGCGCGCTGGCAAGAGATTGAGGATTTAGCCCGCGAGCATTGGGACCGTCAGCACAACGGCAAAGGCCAAGGCTCGCCGGTCTCGGCCTACGGGCAGGATAATCCGGCCGAGTTCGCAGCAGAGGCCTTCGTGGCGCAGCATCTCGGCACAGGCGCAGGCTGGACGGCCGAGAACCGAGCGTCAGGCCTGCCCAACGCCAAGGCGTTCTGGGAGGCTCTAATCGCCAAGGGAGTTCCGGCGAAAGCCCAGCACTCCTGGGACGCGGCGTGGAAGGAAGAGGAACACAATCGTGGTGGTGATCCAGCGAACCCGGGCCGGTTTAGCAAGGGCGGCAGCGCTGGCATGCATGCGCCCAAGGCAGAGCCGTCAAAGCCCGCGTCTGCGCCCGCACCGGCAAGCGAAGCCCCCGAGGGCGAAGCGCGGGTCCGCAAGCCGGATGGCATCTCAGCGCAGATGCATAAGGATTTGGGTGATTTTGGCTTTCGCTACGAGGGCGTCGAGCCGCATACGATCACCGAGGGTGGCAGGAACTACACCAACGAGATGGTACGCTACGAAAATCCCAATGGCGACACCATCAAGTTCAAGCGTGGTCCGGACGAGGAAGCGATTTGGTGGGAGGCTGAGTTCCCCAATTTCCACGGCCCCGGCAAACCGTACAAGACCAGCGGTTATGGCACGGTCAATTGGATAGGGGCGTTGCCGGGGACGAAGGAATATCGCAAAGCGCACAAGCTGAAGGCTGCGGAGCGCGAGGCGTATCGCGAGACGACGGTGCTGTCACGTGTGCGAACGATCAATCAAGAGAAATATCCGGCGCATTTCCACGTCATCAAGCAGATGTCGGCCAAATACGACTATCCGGTCGAGAAGTTCGAAGTAGCTGAACCGGATGAGCGCTTTTATAGTAAGGTCAACGGTCGCGCCTTTATGGCTGCTGGCTGGGCCGAGCCGAAGACCGGGAAGATCGTCATCAACGCTACGGTGTTACAAAGCCTCAACCAGATCATCGCGCATGAAATTCTGCACCAGAAGCAGTTTGCCGCCGAGAAGGCCGATAAGGCGATCAAGAAGTACATCGACAAGAACTTCGATCGCTTGGAGGCCGACGACGGGCTGACGAGCTACAGCCGGGATTGGTGGGCTAATTGGCAGACGGTCAACAAGGCTTTCGAGGGTACTTATGCCCAGAAAAACCCAGACAGCAAGCAGATCGATGCGGTGCGCGCGAGAGCGGAATACGATCACGCCCGTTGGTCTGCTGTTGGTGAGACACTGGCGGAAATGGCCAGCAAGAAGGAAGGCGGCGCAGCCCAATTCACCAGTTCCTATGAGGAACTCTACCGCATGATCAATCGGGCCTATGCCAATACGCTGGAGAAGCAGCGGGAGGCGGCATGATCGAGCGCGTGACGATCGACGGCGAGGAGGCCTATGCGGCCTACGTCAACAAGGACTTCGAGCCAGTCGATAAGGACAAGGCGACGATGGTTAAGCTGATCTTCGACAACGGCAAAGTCATGTTCATGTATCCCCGCGAGATGTCGGGTGAGGGAGCCGAAGGCTAGTGGCCATCCAGTTGCACATTGCCAATCGAGTATTCAGGTTGCCCGGCCGAGCCATGCCCCGGCCGGTGGTGTTCCGCGACCGTGGGTTGGTGCGGCAATACAGTTTTCGTGACGCCGACTTCCTGACGGTCGAGCGGCTGGGACCGATGCAAAGCCTCAGCCCCGAGGGCTTTCTCATCATTCGCAATGTCCCGCTGGCGCGGACCGGCCCGCAGCTTTATTCGGATCAAGAAATCCCGATCAAGGGCGGCGCGGACGGCAGGATCGTGATCGACCGGTTGCCCGACGAAGTCTTCCGGCCAGCGACGATCGCCAGCTTGAACGGCAAGGCGGTGACGCTCGATCATCCCGACGACGACGTGATGCCCGAGAACTGGAAGGAACTGATGGTGGGCGTGGTGATGGAGCCGCGCAGGGGCCTCAACGCGCTGGATAACCTCTTGATCGGCGATCTGATGATCTACGATCCGGCGGCCATCAAGGCGATCCGCTCGCGTCAGGTGCGCGAAGTCAGCGTGGGTTACAAGGCGGATTACGAAGAGACCGGGCTGGGACGCGGCAAGCAGCGCAACATCATTTGCAACCATCTGGCGCTGGTGCAGGACGGGCGCTGCGGGCCGATCTGCCGGATTGGCGACAAAGCCTTCTATCCAAGGCACGAAGCGGATTGCGGCTGCGGTGCGTGTTCGACGCACGATGAATGGAAGGAAGGCGATCCGCGCCGTGATAACGGCCAGTTTGGTTCAGGTGGTGGTGGCGGCAGAGCGACAAAATCGGAAGGCAGTTCCGCTGAGCGAGCCGCGCCGCCGGCTGAGAAGGCCGGCAAGCCTACCAGCTACAAGCACGCCGATTTTGAGCAGGCTGGCTTCAAATTCACTGCGCTGGACCAACAGCATCACGCGGCCTTTGCCGAGCACTACAACAAATACGTCAAGACCGATCCGGCTGCTTTCAAGGCGCGGCTGACCGGCGGGCTGGAAGGTACGCTCGAAATCGAACGAGCGGCGGGCAATAAATGGATTGAATACGTTGAGGGCGGTAAGGAGACGCCCGGTGATCAAGGGGGATGGGTGTATCACGGCCTTTTGGGCGGTGAGCGCAAGAGCGACGCAATCGGGGAATACGGTTATCTGTTCGATCCAGAGAAGAAGGAGGGCGAGTTCGTCCTTTGCACGCTGCGGAAGGCGGAACAGGGCAAGGGCCACGCCAAACGGATGCTGACGCAGGCGATCGAGCAGATCAAAGAAATGGGGATCGAGAAAGTCAACATCCACGCCGACATGGACATGGGCGGCTATTCCTGGGCGCGTTATGGTTGGGTGCCGAGCCAGAAGGCGTGGGTAGGGCCGGGAAACCTCAAGCCCGGAGATTATCCCGATCATGGACTGCGGGCGGAAATCGAGCATCGGATCGGCAATTATGACTACTACAACAAGGGCAAGATGTCGGCCGAGGAGAAGGCGCTGTTTTATAAACTGGTCAAGAGCGACGATCCGAAGACAGTCTGGATTTTGGCCGACAGCAAATTTGGCAAGAACCTTCTATACGATATGGACTGGCGCGGGGCGCTCGATATGAATGATCCGCAGGCGGTACAGCGGCTTAATTCCTATCTCAAGGGCGAAGGCAAGAAGGACAGCGTGCCGATATCATCGCATCTGACAGGCGGCGGGACATATCACACATGAAGAAGGGGGCTGGCTATCTCTCCTATGAAGAGGATGGCGTGCGCCATGACGCTGGGCTGCACGACGACATCCTGGCGGGCGATCATTCGGATGCGCTCGATGTCAGCCGCACCATGCTGCGCGATCAAGGCTGGTCCGAGGCCGATATCGAGAATTTTATCGGGGGCGACGTGGCCGAGGCTCCTGTGCCTGAGGACACGCCCGAGGACGAAGCGCCGGAACTCGACGCCGACTTGCTCGAAATTGCCGAGGGGGCACCGCCGAGCGTCATTGAGGCGCTGCACGCGGAGCAGCGCCGCCGCAACGGCGGCAAGCCGCAACCGAAGGCGGCCCCGACCGAAGACCACAAGCTGAAGAAACGCACCGGTCGCTTTATTCATCTTCATTTATGAAGGAGGACTAGACGATGGCTAATTGGCTCGACCGCATGGTGCGCCGGGTTCGCGATGCATCCTCGACGCAGGACGCGATTGCTGTGACGCGTGATTACCTCGATCCGAATACCGGCGAGCCTGTCGGCGGTGCTGGTGAAGGAGCGGGGGGCGAGAACGACACACATATTCATCTTCACATGGGCAAAGGCGAGGAGGGCGGCGGCGGCATGGACCAAGCACCGATGAACGGCAATGGTGGCGGTAGCCCGCCTCCTGCGGCCGGTGATCCGGCGGGCGGCACCGATATCGCGCAACTGGCGGCCCGTCTGGCGGCTCTCGAAGAGCAAGTCCAGGCCCTGATGGGCGATGCCTCGAACGAGGAAGAAGTCGAACTGGAAGACCCGGACACGCAGGACGCCCGCCGCTTCAAGATGCGCCGCCGCGATGCGATGCGCATGCACGATGAAGGATCGGAAATTCCGGTTCCCGAGCGCCTGGGCGAGGACATGGTGGGCGAGACCGATTTGCCTGGGCTGGAAGACTTGCCGCAGGGCAGCCAGGGCCAGACGGCCGACGCTCGCCGCGCCCGCGCCCGTTTTGCGCGCACGCGCGACAGCATGGAGCAGGAAGACCTCTGGGGCGATCTGATTGCCAACGCGGAAATCATCGCACCGGGGACAAAAATCCCGACATTCGATGCTCGTCTGCCGATGAAATCCACGGCTGAGCGCCTCTGCAAGTATCGCCGCCTCGTGATGGAAAAAGCATTTAAGGACAGCGATGCGGCGGCGATCATTCAGGACACCGTGGGCATCGCCACGTTTGACGGCATCAAGCCCTTGTCCTGCGACAGCGTCAAAATGGCCTTTAATGCGGTCGCCAGTGCCATGGCATCGCAGAATAATGGCCGCGTGGTGCGCCGTTCGGCAGCGACGCCGACGCGTGACGGCCAGTCCCGTTCCGGCCCGCCGTCGATCGCCAAGATGAACCAAGACGCAAAAGATTTCTGGTCCGGTCGCAAGACCAACGGGGCGATGCACTAAAGCGGACATTTCACGACCGCACGTTTTTGTCAGCCGGCAGACAAGGCCGCAAAAGCGTGACATCCCTGTTCAAAAGGAGAACAGATCATGCCTGATAGTGTTTTTATGTATCGTATGCCGGCTGGTATTCCGGGTGAAGTCACCCGGTTCCAGAACGGCGGCACCACGATCGCGGCGCAAGTGCAGAACGTCACCACGCCGTTTACCGCCTTTGGTCTTGTCGGCACCGTTGACACCAACGGTGCGCGTCCGATCCTGCCGGCCGACACCGCCGTTCCGGCGACGCCGATCGGCATTTCGGTGCGCCCCTTTGTGACGACCGACAATACCGTCGCGAACCCGGGTATCGTCCCGTTTAGCGCCGGTATCCCGATGTCGCGGGGGATCATCGACCTCTTGTTCCGGGGCTATATCAACGTCAAGCTCAACGGTGCGGCGGCGGCGACCAAAGGGGGACTGGTTTACGTCTATTACCTCGCGAGCGCGGGCAACCATGTTCAGTCCGGGATCGAGGCAGCGGCGGGGGCCGGTCTCTGGGTTCTCCCTGGTGCGTTCTTTACCGGGCCTGCCGACGCGCAGGGCAATACGGAAATCCAGTTCAACATTTAAGCCGACGCGTCACCGGTCCCTTTCTTTCAACCCTGGGCAAGGCGTCCGCCGTGCCCGCCCATGCCCTTTGGATTAGGAGGGGAAATTGTTGCACGAACTCTCGCGCGGCATGAATGGTGGCTGGCCCACCCTCGATCGTGCCTATTCCTACGAAGACAAGGCATCCGGATCAGTGCGTACCGTAGACTCGGCAGGCGCGTTCCTCATCAACGAACTCGAACGTCTCGACCCAACGCTGCACATGCCGCTGGCGGCGGTCACGTGGAGCCGCGATGTCGATCTGCGCGAGGACGTAACGATCGCCGACGAAAGCGCGTCGTTTACCAATTCGACCGCTGCGGCTTCCGGTGGCGTGGTGCCTGCGGGCATCAACTGGGGTGGCAAGGTGACCACGGCGATTGCCGGCATCAGCCTTGATATCGCCAAGACCAGCCAACCGCTGCCCCTCTGGGAGATGGAACTAAAATATTCCATCCCCGAACTCGAGAGCGCGGTCAAGGTCGGCCGCCCGATCGACAGCCAGAAGTTCGAGTTCCTCAATCTGAAACATCAGATGGACATCGATCAGGTTGTCTATATGGGCGATCCGACGACGATGGGCGTGGGCTTTACCGGGATGCTCAACAATTCGGGCGTCACGGCGACAGCGGTTGCGGCCGGGGCGTCTCTCAGCACGCACTGGTCCGCTAAGACCCCTGCCGAAATGCTGGCCGACGTGAACACGATCCTCAATAACACCTGGGCCTCGTCGGGCTACAGCGTGATCCCGGATCGCTTGCTGGTTCCGCCTGCGCAGTATGGCTTGCTGGTTTCGCAGGTCGTCAGCACCGCCGGCAACATGTCGATCCTGAAGTTCTTGGAAGAGAACAATCTGGCGGCACAGCGCGGCGGCTCCTTGGAAATCTACCCGTGCAAGTGGAATATCGGCATGGGCGTTGGCGGCACACCGGGCGTCTTGGGAACGGTGGATCGCATGCTGGCCTATTCCAAGGACCCGCAGCGCATTCGTTATCCGATGACACCGCTGCAAAAGACGCCGATCCAGTATGTGGGAATATATCACGTAACTACCTACTATTGTCGGCTAGGTCAGGATGAATTTATATATCCTTCGACCTTTGCCTACGGTGACGGCATCTAGCATCGGAGAACGTTCTCAAGTGTTGGCTTGTCTCTGAAGAGGGACAAACCAATGTCAGCAGCGCGTCATCTTATCTCGCAAATCCAAGAGGAGGTCATTATGGCCCAGTCGCATCGCGCAGCCGCTCACAGTGGCGGTGGAGGCGCATTTTATCTCGAACAGAAGCTGATCGTGCAGTTGCCGCTCAGCGAGGAAGCTCCCGAGGGCGGCGTCGTCGCGCTCGAACCCGGCTGGTACGACAGCGAAAATCTCGATCCCCGCGTCGCGACCAATCCGATCGTCATGCGTCTGATCCCGCAGGATGGTAATGCCGCCGCCCGTCTGGCGGCGCGTGCTGCGCTCAACCGCAAGATCAACAACGGCGAAGCCCAGCCGGGTGAGATGCAGGCGATGCTGCAAGAGCAGGCAGCACAGATGACCGAGGAGCAGAAGGCGGCGGCCGACGATTGGACCGCTCGTGCTCAGGCGGCCTACGACAAGGGAGCGCCGTTTAGCGATCCGCATCCCGATCCGGCGGTCACCATGGCGCGCTCGATGACGCAATCCGCTCCGCAATACATCGCCTCTGGCGGGATGCAGTCGAAGATCATGGACACGCCAACGTCGCCGATGCCGACGAACGCTCCACGCCCGGCGCTGCGGCCTGCCGATCCCGCCGCTACGTCTGGCGTCTGATAAGCCAGCGCCCGCGTTTGCGGGCCGCTGGTGCGCCTGAAACGGTTCTGCCGTCATCCGGTAGCGGCGGCAGTCCCTTTGCTCGTCCTGGGCCACCGGAGGCGTTTCTGGGAGGCTGTGATGCCGTTGACACCCAAGGGCGAAAAAATCATGGGGAACATGAAGGAGCAGTATGGCTCGGAGAAGGCCAAGGAAGTGTTCTACGCGAGCGAGAATAAGGGGACGATCAGCGGCGTGCATGATGCCAGCGAACACGATCCAAAGAGCGGGCAGTTTACCAGCGGTTCCGGCGGTTCGAAGCCTACGCCCAAATCGTTTTGGTCGTATCAGGCCTCGTCGCCAACCCCAGAGCACGGTTCTGCCGTGGCAGCGGGACGGTTTCGCGGCAGCAAAGCGGATTGGGAAGGCCTGTCGCCAGGGATGCGGAGAGAAATCATGCGTACTTCCAGCAAGGACAAGAAAGACGAGCCTGAGGAGGCCGGGACACCGGTTCGCCGCCCGAACTTGCTTGGTACGGTTTGCTCGCCCAACGGCATCAAACCGGCGGAAGTTGAAATGCACGACGCGACGCCCGATCGCCATCCCGAGACCGGTCAGTTTATCAGTGGTGTCAAGGATCAAGACATGATGTCGAGCGGCGCGTCGCCGTCCGCCAGCATGTCCTCGCCTAGCTCGATGTCCTCGACCGGTGTCTCGTCCTCGACCACGGGAAGCACGTCCACTGGCACGATGGTCGATAGCCGCGACGAGGAAGTTAAGGCGAAGGAGCTTAAAAGCGCGACGCCGCCGATGAATAACCTCTCGCGCTCCGGTAATCCGGGGGCGGTCACCGGCAATCTGGTGCCCTATAGCGGGATCACGGTAGGCGACAGCCTGCACAACCAGAACATCCGCAATCGCGCCTTCTGGTCGCGCAAGGGCCGGTAAAGGAGGGGAATAGATGGCATTCCAATATGGCACTACCCTGCGTAACAACCAAATCGGCCAAATCCAGACAACTTGTGGTGCCTCGGCAACGCTGTTGATCTTTAGCGGAGCCGAGCCAGCCAACCCCGCCGCCGCCGATCCGACCGGCCTGCTGGCGACGATCGCGCTGCCCGCGTCCTTTCTCACGTCAGCCGGCGGTGTCGCGTCCCTCGCCGGATCGTGGACGGTCGCGGCGAGCGGCACCGGCACGGCAGCGAGCTTCCGCATCAAGGACGGCAGCGCGGTCTGTCATGTCCAGGGCAACGTCACCGCGACTGGTGGCGGCGGCGATCTGCAACTGAACAACGTCAGCATCGCGACCGGACAGACCGTGACCGTCACCGCCTTTACCGTTACCGCTGGGAACGCATAAGGGGAGTACCGCGATGGCCGTAGCGACCGCGACCCCGGAGCAACTGGCGCAACTGCATAATTTCGTGCAGATGCAGCGAGCGACGACTATCGAGTGGTTCAGGATTATGAACCAGATCGAGGCGTTGATCCTTGGCTGGAATAGTACCATCTTGGGTATTATCGGCCCGCCACAAGGCACCGTCATTCACGATGCGAGCAGCCTCGCTGGTTGCTCAGAGTTGACCGATACCCAAGTGACTAATCTGTTTGGTGTCCTTCAGCAGATGCACACGGATTACTTCACGGCGAACAATCAAGCCGCTGCCGTGCTGGCGACTGGGCCGAGTAACTCAAGTGTTAGCTGAATGGCTGTCAACCTAACCGCAATTTGGCGTGCCAGACCACTTGGTAACAATGCCAATGGCGGCGGGTACGATCCCGGCATAGCTGGCGCGGGAACCGATTACAGTCAGCAGGATGCGACGCAAGCCAGCGGAACCAACGGGTCCGCTACCGGAACCACCACATTTACCGCGTCCGGTTTCACTTCTGCAATGGTGGGTAACGCCATCAATATTTCAGGGCAAGGGTTTTACTTCGTCACCGCCTTCACTAACGCTTCCAATGTGGTAGTAGATCGCGCGTTAGGTACATTCTCAGGTGCCAGTTGGCAACTAGGCGGGGCTTGGGCT